CTTGTAGTGCTTCAGCAATGGCATCCACTTGCGCTTTGTAATGGTCGTCCATGATCCATGAAGCGTGACGCCTTAGCTTACAGCACTTCTCGCCAACCAAGCAAACCAGTGGCGCTTTCAGCGCTGCTGCATTGAATGGTCAAGATAACGATGTCACTTTCTCCTGCTGCATTGCTACCAAGAGCTAGGTCAAGAGCCCGTTGTGGATGAAATTCAATGGCACTGCGAGCAGAAGCTAAGCCAGCATTGATGACTGTACCGCCACTAAAAGTGCCGCTGCTCATGGTTTGCACATTTCCCCTGCCATTGGCGGCTTCTAACCAAGTGCCGCTTACAGTGGGGTTCAGTCGCATTCGCCATTCAGCCACCACATTATCATTCTGTTTTCCGCCAAGACTTACGTCTATTTGCGCAGGTAAAATTAGATTATCAGTGCGTCCACTGGCCATTCTGATGGCAGCCACCATGGTTTCAGTAGAGATGGAAGCAAAGTTAGAAGCGCCCCGCCCAGCAGTGTAAATGGCTCCAGCAGGCTCATAGCCTCCCTCGCTTGCTACGTTGGAGCAGATTTGCTTCATGCTGCCACTAACCGTAGCAGTGGCTCTAACGGCATAGGACAATGGCAAAACGGCAGTGGTCATATATACAACGTCAAGTGAATTGGCATGATTAAATTCATGGCAATAGTAATACTCGCCGTCTAAAACAAATCCACACCTCACTCGTCCCACTCCCAACCATTCAAGATCAGTAGTAAAGATATTAGTCTTAGCAAGATTTAGCCATGAGGCAGTATCAATATTCCATTCGCTTTGGTCTATCACTCTTTCCACTGGGCTTCCCGTGGTAGAGCTGCGAATGACAAATTGAACGGTGGCACCACTGGCACGCAGCATGATGCCATTGTTATCGTCAAATAAGCCTACTTCCTGAATTAAGCCTGCTTGGGGTGTGCTACCAGCAAAGCTTTGCAAAACGCTCAATCCCTTACCTGGCTGATAGGGAAAGCGCCTTCTTGTGCGCCTGAGGACGCTATGCCCAGAAGCCGTTACCGTCATCAGCACAGAGCTTTCATTTGGCAAGTGCGTAGACGTGCCGCCACTAATCGTTTCGTTCCATAGCTCTGCATTCTTACTGTGACGCAGTACGCTATCGAACAAGGTAAAAGGCTGACTGACGCGCTGCCTGCCAAAGGCATCTACGGCGCCACTGTCAGCCCCTTGCTTTAGCAATTGTCCGCGATGGTCAGCTTGAATGGCGGTTTCAAACTGCTCTCCACCTCGAACTACTTGGCCCATTTTATTTAGTCGCCTTTTTTATATCATAGCCGCAATGAGCTTCGCCATATTCCATTGCTAGCGCGTCAAATGCAGCTACGACGCTTTGAGGAGCATAACCACAGCCCAGCATGAATTGGTAGAACTGGCGCGTCAGGCCAAAGGCATTTACTTCTTGGCATTGATGAATAATTTCTTGATAGCCAGCAGTATCGCTTGTTGCCTCGCTGCAAGAGAAACGATGGGAAAAGGAATAGGAATTCGTGAAAGCCATGGCAAAGAAAAAGGCCAGCCCGTAGGCTAGCCTTGCATCATGCGACTGTCAACCGCGCCCTTGCCCTCTGGTCGGCTTCCTGCCACGTCTGCGAGGACGAGAATGCTGCCCTTGTCCAATGGAAGTGGTCTTCGGGGGGCCGGGCTCATGCTGACGTTTAAGGGCGGCACTGCCGCCTTTGGTTTTGACGGCCATTATTTGCCCTCACCATCGCTTTCTTCTTGAGCAGGTTCCTCTTCAGGAGCATACTCAAGAGAGTCAAGAGCGGGCTGGAGCATGCCAGCAGCAGCGTTGATCAGTGGACCGTCGCCAGTCAGACGGGCGCTGACATAGGAATTAATGGCAGCGATAAGTTCGCTTTTTTTGCAGGTCATAAAACAGCAACACGTTCAGTTTTTTATTGTACAAGAAGCTGTTTCTGCTGGAATGCGGTTATCAATACATGTAAGCTGAATTAAGGAATTAGCTTCACACGCTAGGCGAGAATATCGGTGATGAAATCGCGATCAGGTTGGAGATTTTCACCGTTGCGTAGGATGTCGCCGTTGAGACCATCCATGAGCCATAGCGAACGACCCTGGTTCCAAGCCTTGCGGAGTCCGGCGACATTGCTTGAAAGTGCCCAGGCGTGATCGGTGTCGAGGATCTGCGGCCCTTTAAAGCCTGGCAGGCGACGCACTCCACCAGCGCGAGTCGAGTTGTTAGGAACGATAAAGTCGGCCCCAACTTTTGTCATCCAGGACTGGTCGCGGTAAAGGCCGGTGGCGTAGCTGACGCCAACAGGCTGATCGGTGCGATCTTCAACCCATTTGACGACTTGCCGCTGGAACCAAGGGACAGAGTTGCGGTGCAGCTCGTTGCCGACTTCGTAGATCACGTTGCTGAATCCTGTCAGCGTGTCGATCACCTTGCGGACGTGCGCCCGCTGGAAGCGATTCCACGGGCCTTTGGTGTGAACCTCAGATGGTCCGCTTGGTCCCAAACCGTTAAATGGGTGATTGGTCCAACCCTTGGGGAAATAGGAGGTGAAAGCGTTGTCGAACAGCACCACGCCGGTAACAATGTCGCGCTTGGCGGCCTGGCTGACGACGGTTTTGAGGCGGTCGTAGTAACGCTGGTTGAGGCTGCCGTCGCGTTTCCAGGGGACAGCGCCAACGCGAACAGTGCCGGTGGAGTCGGATCCCCATGCAGAACCCTGAAGCACCATGCCTCGGGTTTCAATGGTCCAGAGGCGTGTAAAGTTGCCAACGAGCCGGCTCAGTGGAGTTGTTTTGCCGTCGAATGGTTGAACGGTGTTCCAGGTATGGCTGCCGGCTCGATGGGCGAACATCACTAGATGTCCTCAAGGTTGGCGATAGCCCAAGTGAATGTGGTCACGGGTGTGGAGATAGGCATGGGGATAGTGTAGTAGCGAGAGTGAGTAGTAAAGGGGACTACTTACCCGCAGCAATGGCATCCGTGAGTGGTGCAAGGTCTTCTGTGGTCCAGAAGTCCTTGGCGATCATAATTTCTAGATGTTCCACATTACGGTTAATACAGTCTTGTTCTTCTTCAGTTAACGAGGGCTTAGCCAGTAGGGCGTTGATAAGATTCACGCTATCCATGGATGCGGAATACTGCTGGGCTGGGTCGATAGTAAACGTTGCCATTGTTAGGATCCTTTAATGATGGATAGTTCTGCTTGTAAGTCTCTCACCATTGCCCTGATGGGTGGTTTTAGGCACCGGCTCCTTACGGATGGTGCCCGATAAGCCGGCTTTTGCTTTTACTGCCATCAGCCCAAGGTGTAAATGCCGTCCAGATTGCCAGCAGCAAGTGCAGCACCAAGCTCACCCAACTGCTCCTCGGTGAAGGTGCCGATCTGGAGGATGGCGCCCACCACCTGCTGAATAGCAGTTTCGTTAGCGCGACCGGCTTTGGCATCACCGAGGAGGGCGATGAACTCAGTGGCGAGGGTGTTCATCGGCAGGCTGGTGAAGCTCTGCTCGCGGATGCTGGCATAGAGGCTGCTGGCCATCAGCGCATCCCAGAACGCCACGTAGTCCGGTGCCGGGGAAGGTGGCGGTGGTGCAGGCTCGGGGGTGTTGCCAGCATCAAGCCAGGCTTGGTATTCGGACCAGGCGGGGGTGCCGTTGTTTTCGGAGGGTAGGCCCAAGATGCGCCCATTGCCGAGATCAAGAATGATGCCGCCTTGAGGTGTGAGTTGGTAGGTCATGAGTCAAAGCTCCGCGTCAAAGGCAAGTTTTAGGTTCAATCCTGCCCAAGCGCCAACAGGACCTGCTGTCCTAGAGGCCGTTGTTGCAACTAACCCCACTGTATTTGAATTGTTACTAACTATGCCTGAGCTAATACTTATAGACGAAAGAGTGACAGCCGTGCCGGATGAGTCGTTCAGCGTTGGCGTGCCGGTTAGATCAAGAATTGGTGGATTCGTCCTCATCGTAACCGTGAGCGGAGCAGCCGCCCTGCTTGAGGTAGTGTTAAACTGAAAGCAAAACGCAATAGGACTATTGCCTCCACCTGTCTGTGCGGTGATTTGATAATACCTCTGACACAACGCCAACTCCGTCCCAATCGGTCTGCGTTCAAACGGTGTGGTGACAGGGCCGCGCTCCAGTTGAACATCAGTGATGTAGAGGAAGTCACCAAGGGTTGTATCTGTTACGTCTGACCAGATGAATACAAGAATGTTTTTAGTGCTGGCCGTATCGACAGCAGCGGTGACACTGTAGGTGGCATAACTGGTCGTGAGATTCAGATTGGCGGGTGTGTTCTCGTAGGTGGCGTTGGCGATGAGTGTAGGGTTGGTGCCTTCGACGTTCCAGGCGCTGATGATGTCGCTGGTCACGGTGTCGGCAGTGCCAGACCATGCCACGATCGCAGCCTTGACGTTATCGAGCTTGGTGGTGGCGCTGACTTTTGCCTTGAAACTAAGGGTGACTGTTTCGCCAATCAGGCCAATGCAGTTGTCAGCTTCAATAATCTGAGCAATGCCGAACTTCTTGTTGATCGTTTCAACATCCAAAGCAATAGCGTATTTGCCATTGGTTGGGATCACGCTGGTATTTTGCGTGATGTCTACGGCGTCATTGCCATCGCTGAGAACGTACCAGCGATCGAGGTTATAAGTGTCATCGTTGTTGGCACTGCTGGTGCTGGTGAAGCTGGTGCCACGTTGGGCAATAGCAAAGCTGCCGTTCATCACAGCATTCCGCATCCCCGCCAGCGGGCCGCCGTTGATGCTGGCAGATTGCAGGTTGCCGGTGGTGGCAATCGTTTGGCTACCAAAGTCTGGGCTGATCTTGGTGCCAGCGATTGCAGCAGAGGCGTTGACATCAGCGTTCAGGATGGTCCCGTCAAGGATCATCGTGCTGGTGACGGTGCCGGTGTCAGTAGTGCTGACAACCGTGCCAGTGCCAACAGGTTGTACGGCAACAAAAGCAGAGCCGTTCCACACCTTGAGTATTGGGTTGGTGGCAGTGGTATCAAGCCATGCCTCACCTTTGCTGTTGCCCGCTTGACCGCCAGCACCAGGCGTTGCATTGGGCGCTGTGGCGCCAACGTGAATGGGGCCAATTTTTACCGAATCACCATTGCTGTCCTTAAAGAACAAGCCCGGTGATACCAGATTGGTGTTTAGCGCAAGCTGTCCATCAGACATCGCGCCAGGTGTTGGGCGCTTGTCAGCAGTAGATGAACGCAGATGTTGAAGAGCCATTCCTTAACACCCCGAAGGGCCGGAAGTTATGTAGCGAGTCTA